ATGATCCGAAACGCCATCCTGGCAAGCATTCTGACCCTGCTCCCGACCATTTGCGGGGCAGATCCCGGCTGGCGACCGGCGCCCGAAATGCCCGTGGCCGCACAGGAAATCTACGGTGCCGTCCGTGCGGACCGATTCTACACGCTCGGCGGATTCGGGGCGGACGGCGCGCCCGTCGCGGCCGCGCAGGTCTTCGACGCCCGGGCCGGCACCTGGAGCATGCTCCCACCCCTGCCCGAGCCGCGCCACCACGTGGGCGTCGCCATCGCGGGCGGGCGCCTCTACGCCATCGGCGGCTTCACCGGGACGCCGCCCGAATGGCGCGCCACCGATGCGGTTTCGGTCTTCGATTTCGAAACGGAGGAATGGAGACCCGGACCTTCGCTCCCGGTTGCGCGCGGCGAACACCTGACAGTCGTGGTGGCGGACGAGATCGTCGTGATCGGCGGCCGCGTGCCCCGCGCCCCCGGTGCGGCCCGCTTCGCCGACCACGCGGACACGTCACGCGTCGATATCCTCGACACGGCGACAGGAACCTGGCGGCGGGGCGCCAACGCCCCCACGGCCCGCAACAGCGCGGCAGGTGGCGTGATCGACGGACGGGTGCACGTGGTGGGGGGACGGCAGTTCGATCCCGGCGCGGCGGTGTCCCTCAGCAACGTGGCAATCCACGAGGTCTACGACCCGCAGCGCGACAGCTGGAGCCGCCGTCCCCCGATGCCACAGGCGCAGGGCGGGCTCTCGGCCGCGGTTCTGGACGGACGGCTCCACGTCTTCGGCGGCGAAGCGTTCAGCCCCCGCCCCCATGTCTTCCCGGACACCTGGGCGTTCGACCCCGAAAGCGGCGACTGGCGCCCTCAACCGTCGATGCGCACGCCCCGCCACGGCACCGCCGCCGCAACCCTGAACGGCGCCCTTCACGTCTTCGGCGGCGCGACCCGGGCCGGCCTCGGGGCCGTGGCAACGGTGGAACGGCGCACCCCGGACTGAAAAAGCCCCCGCCGCGGGGGCGAGGGCTTCCTTCTTCGGCGATCGAGCCGAATTACGTGCGGTCGTCGACCACGACCTGAACGATGCCTTCGGAGGTCATGAAGACGTAGAGAACGTCACCGGCCTCGAAGCCTTCGTCTTCAACCGTCTCGTTGACTTCGGCATTGGCTTCGACGTCGGCCTGGAACTCTTCGATGTCTTCACCGGTCTTCGCGACCGCCTGGTCCAGCGCCTCGGCATTCTCGGCCGCGTTGCCTTTGACCTCGGTCACGCCGGTCACATCGATCTCGGTCTCCGAATCGACTTCCGACCAATCGAAGTTCGAGAAGTTGTCAGTGTTCATCTCCGACACGATGCGCCCAAAGGTCAGGCCATCTTCGTCCTTGTCGGTGGCGACTTCGGAATACATCCCGGTTTCGGAATCGGTGGTCGCCTCGGCAGCCATGTCCTGGCCGTTCGCACCGTTGTCCCCGGCGCTCACGCTCGCCTCGGCCCCGACGCTCGCATCGGCATCAGCGCTCTGGGCAAGGGCCGCCCCGGAAACGGTGGTGGTCAGGATCGCCGCGAGTGCGGCAGTGGTCTTGTAAAAGGTCATGTCAGCCTCCTTCGGTTCTGACACGGGCCACCAGGGCCCGCTCTGACCTCTCAATGCGAGACCCCCCGTCTCGCGTTCCGAACCGCGTCGAGACGAGCAGATTCCCGCCAAACGCTGATATGCGCTGGTGCCATGCAGGATCGGATATGTCCGGAGGGGGAGTGGTGGGCGACCCTGGAATCGAACCAGGCATGGGTCTCCCCGGCGGAGTTACAGTCCGACGGAACTCTTTGTTTTCATAAGAGTTTTATGTAAACGGACACGGTTTGTTCACCACGAAAAATCAATGGGTTACCGGGCATGTGTAAACGGCTTTTGCTCGAAAGTTGCAATCTCCTTTCGGCCAGCCTCACTCCAGCGTTGCATCAAATTCTATCAAGCGACGATCGCCGTTGGAGCCCGGTGCGACGATGATTTTCGCGTTGGAAATCCCAGGACCGGAGAAATCAATCGAACGGTTCACAAGCTGGTCGGATTCTTGAGTGATGCGGTATCCGTTTTCGTCCAAAAGCTCCTCCCATTGGGTCAGAAGGGTGTCCACGTCAGCTTCTGTCGAAAACGAAAACAGTCTGATGCTGGATCCAAGCGATCGATCCATAACGATTTCGGCATCTTTCGGGAACTCGAGTACGTCCGGGATCCAGGCTTGGATATGTTCTTCGGCATAGCCTACCATTGTACCTGCGAACGTAAGAACCAAGGCGAACGTGAGCATATCGTGTGTGATCTTGCGCAGGTACCGAAGTAGGTTTCGGGATGGTGCACAGGTTCCGGAGATGGTCGGGGCAGAGACGTACTGCGAAGCAACGAGGTCCATGAGTGACGTGTTATCAGCGATGTCCCAACCGTCAAGCTTTCACACAGGCCGGAGCGTTTCATGCCGTACGCTCGCCCCGCTCAAGATCAACATGTTTGCATGCTACCGCGCTCACGATGCGAGCGAGTTGCAAACCAAAATTTGAGCCTGAACGGCATCTAGACTAACTCCTGTGGCAAGTGTCGAAGACAACCCGACTCATGTCCGCGTTTCTCAAAGCAACATGAACGTCACCGCCGATCAACTTGAGCGTATGTGGCTTCCCGCTCTCATTGGATCGGTCCGCACACTGTACATCTGTCCATGCCCTACGTTGAAGTACGATCTAAAGAGCGAGGGAAGCACAATCGGATCTGTCGCCCGTGCAAGGGTGAGATCGGGATGTTGGGGTGATTGGACGATGACGCTAACGATTTCGGATGACTCCATCGGATATTGAAACCGTGCAACTATTCTCTGATGACAGAGATTCGTTTGCCTATTTCAATCACCTACGAGACCGAGGGACCGGTCGCTATTGGCGACGTGATCGTCGCATTGCAGGCAGCCGAGGCCATCGCGGACGACGCCGTGGCGCTGCTGCCGAGCTTGATCGACGGTTTACAGATCAACGGAAGTTCTCTAAATGTTCGCTCCCTCGAGCAAGGTTCATTGAGGGAGGCCTTTTTCCTTGCCCTGCTCTTCACTTATCAGGGCGCTTTGGAGGAAGAAGTGCCTCCCATGATTGAAGACCTCTTCAACATAACCGTGAGCGATCAATACGATACGCTCGCGACACTCGTCTTCCTGATCGTGATTTTCTACGGTGCTGGGCTCGCTATTGATGTCGTGAAGAAAGCTTTCAGCGACAGCCTTCCGCGCGCCAAATTCGAGGAACTAGTAAAACTGCTGGCCGCCGAAACGGGAAAACCGGCCGCGGATATTCGGGACATTATCGAGGCCAAGTTCCAGAAGCCTGCTGCTGCAAAGCGCGTGGTGCGGAATGCCGGAAAGTTCTTCCTTCCGAGCCATAAAGGGTCGAACGCGCCACTCAAGGTGGATCGCGACACGATTTCGTCGGAAGTCGTTCGGCAAATCCCGTTCGACGGGAGCACCGACAAGGAAAATGATTTCGACCGGTACAAGCCCTATGAAGCTGTTGAGCTGGAAATCCACGCCCAAGACAAAGACAAGAGTTCGACCGGCTGGGCCGCTGTCGCGCGTGGGATTTCGGACAAGCGACTGAAGGTGCGGGTCGTGGAACCTGTGCATCCTGCGGACATCTGGCAGAAGGACGTGGTAACGGCCGATATCGTCTTAGTGCTCAAGCTCACTTCGGATGGATATGTCCCAGCCGAAATCCAGGTCACTCGCCTCGTGGAGCCGGGGGAAAACTAATGCAGTTATCTGACAACGATCTTCGTTTTCTAAAGAAGGTGGCACACGAAAATCCTGGGAACGTAGAATTCCAAGACCTGACTATCACCAAACCAGAAGACCGAGAAGCTTTTAGAAAACTCAAACCGCTCGGGTTGATCCATGGCGCCGAGACAGCCGATGGCGTTATGGCATCATTGACCGCTGATGGTGACCAAGCGCTCCGCGACGCACGTCCAGCCGCGACAGCCAAACGGTATGCGCTTAGGAAGGTCGACCTCGTGATCAATCAGTCGCTTTCACATCTCGTCGCGTTTCTGGTCGGCGGCGCCATAGGCTGGCTGGCTTCACTCTTGTTTTCATAGCGCCCGCTGGAAGGCGCACCACGGATCGGCTACGATCGAAGGTGCATTTGGAAATGGAAATTTGAGGATATCGGATGGGTAAGGCTGCAAGTGGAGCTGTGCAGAACGTCCTAGAACGGACCGGGAAAACACGCGCTGAATACCTTGAGGAGCATCGGTTCTTTAACGACAAGACGATTGAGACCTCGAAGGTGGTCTTGCGCAGCGAAATGCTGATCAACGGCGCGGCCGCGGTCGCAGTCTTGGGCTTCGTGGCGTCTATCGGTAGCTGGGATGTAGAGCGCGGTGCGCAGGTTCTTCAGGGCGCAAGCGGTGCATTGATGAGGTATGTCTTTGGGGTATCGGCGGCGATCGCTGGCCTCATGTTCTCGTACTTCACCCACTATTCGCAGGTGCAGTTAACCAACAACCCGATAAGCGCTGGATGGCGGCGCGCCAACATTTGCTTTCATGTCCTCGGGATGGCGTCCGCAGTGTCCGCCCTAGGCCTTTTCATCTGGGGTGCCTACGTCCTCCAAGCCTCCTTCTCGACGATTTTCTAGCTTCACGCACCAGACGGTGGCATCCTGCCGCGGCGCTGTGTAGACCCCTGCGAAGGACCGGGATACTAGGCGGCCCGGCGGCGTACCCCGTATCCGGGTCAATCCCGCCAGTGACCCACATTCGGAAACTAAAAAGCCCCGCGTGGTTTTTACCGGCGGGGCTTTCTCTTATCCGTAACATCGCTAGTGCGGATGCTGCCTCAGTCACCGCTTCGTTCGATCCGCTCCAGGCGCGCGTCGATCCTCGCGAGCATGTTCAAGATGCTTGTCAGGCGCTCGTCTGATCTAGCGGTTGCGGTCTCGAGGGCGCGCAGTCGACCCTCCATTTGGCCCTGCGCATCCATGGCGCGAACGACGGATTTTTCGTTCGCTGTAATGCGTGCATCAAACGTGGCCCAGCCGATGCCAGCGGCCGCGACGAGCATCGCGATCTGAATGACGTGGCCCAGTGAAATCTGCCATTGGAAGGTCGGTCTAGTCATCATCACCCCTTACACACTCGCGATCCCAGGTCGCGTTCGTCTTAAAGTCCCTGCGCAGGTTCCAGGGCGCATGTTCCGCGCGCCAGTCGATTTCCTCCTGCGAGAAGCGGCGCGCCTCCTCCACGTCACAGAAAAGCGGTCCCGCCGGTTCAACGGGCGGGGTCGGGGAGCATCCACTCAGGGCGAACATGATCGCGAAGATCACTGTCAGAGATCGCATCAATGTCATCGTCAGAATCCTTGTCCTTGAGAATGTCCTCGACCCGCCCGGTGCAGGCGGAGAGCGCCGCTTGCGAGACCTCCTGAGCGGCCCGGAGAGCGCCATTCCGCTCGATCAGCACCCAGACAGCGGCGGAGAAGCCCAAGATCGCCACAGCGGCGCCCACGGCGGCGTAGCGCAGCATTACAGCCCCACCATGCAGAGCTCGGTCTCGGCCGCGCGCCGGTTCACCAGCCCGCGCAGGACGCGGCCACCCTGCTTATTCCACCAGCCCAGAGCTTCGCACGCGCCCTCGACCCACCCCGCGTTCAGGCGCTTTGCCGCGGTCGACCCCCCTGCCCCGGCGATGCCGACGTTGAGCGGGAACGAGATGAACGCGCAGTCCCGGGTGATCGGCAATCGGTTCTCGACCGTGTCCTCGGTCCAATAGCGGTGCATGCCGGCGCGGTAATAGCGCAGGTGATCGTCCAGGAGCTTGTAGGCCTGTTCCATCGTGATCTTGTCGCCCATTTTCACCGGAACGCCCCCGATATGCGTGGCGCCGAACCCGATGGTCGGCCGGTCGTTGGGCGTCGGCATGTAGGCGCGCAGGCGCACGCCCTCCCACTCCATCACGAACGGCCCGCAGAATTCGGCGCTCTGGTCCTCGGTCGGCACCGGGATCGACGGAAGGTCGGGGTAGACCGCGACCTTCTCGGACATGGCGTGGACGCGCGAGCCCCAGGCGATGAGCCCGATGGTGATCGCGAACAGGGTCCCGTATTTCGCCAGAGTCCGTTTCCAGGGCCGCTCCCAGAGGCGAGTCCACAGACCCTGGTCGATGACACGGCCCCAGATGCCCCAGGCGGCGATGCCAAAGCCGATGATCGTCCAGACCCATGGCGCCGGATCCCGGCCCATGACCAGGTAGGCGATGTCGGGGCCCCAGGCGACCAGCGTCGCGAGCATGAAGAGCGCGATCGCCGAATTGGCGTGGATCACGACCTGTTTCCAATTGGGAATAAGCATGGCCTCTCCTTTTGATTGCATGCGTGAGAACCCGGGGCGACGAGATAGCGATGTCAGGGGTTCACGCCGCGGCGACGGGCGCACGCGGCGGGACGGCGGAAGCCGCGCCGGCGGTTTTCGCTACGCCAGCGTCAGGAGACGGCGCGCTATTTTCGTCTGGGGGCTAGATTAGCGTGGGCGCATTACTGAAACGCAGGACCCGCCTCAGCATTCGGAAGTAACCGCGAAGCCAACTAGCAAGATTTTCGGAAGACATTGTGCTCGAACCGCTTTTTCGTTTTCTCGAGCTCCATCCCTGCGATCATTATTTCGGCAATCTCGTTGTAGGAGGACCACCAAGCGGCGACTAGAATTTTTCGGTTCTTGTTCGGCAGAAACTCGATCATCGTGCTCAAGAAGATCTCGCCAAAAACCGCGAAGTATTCCCTCTTCACGCCCGCATGGGCGTGCATCCTCCCAAATTCGATGAGGTCGCGGTCCGGTGACTTTCCATTCATCATCGAGCGTTCGATGTTGGCGATTGCGTGAAAGAGAAGTTTCTCTTGCTGCGATCGATCACTCACGAACAGCTTTTTTGCCTGCGGCAGCGCGACAAACATGTTGTCATAAAAGCGGGCCGAAAACTCCGAGCGTCGCGGGTAGATGAATTCCAGGCACTTCGCGACGATGACATGGGGCGACTTTCTCAAACCAAACTTTACCTTTGCACGCGCCCCCTACCCATGCGGTGCAAACCTATACATGAAATTGAATATTACGTAAGGGAAGTTGCACAAAAAACTTGCATACGGTCCATTTCCTTATCGGAAACAAGGCGGTCCGCTTCGCGCGCTTCGTGCAAGCAGGCCGAGACGCGGTCAAGGCCTGCTTTCGCTATTGGCTGATGCACAACGGGTCCGCGTTTACAGCCCGACGACCTGGAAGCGATCGTTCGCGCCATCATACCAGAGGGTATAGGCCCCTCCCGACACGAGATCCCCGCCAGACAACGCGGTCCCGGCAGCCTTCACAACCGACTTTGCCCCGACGCCATCGATATCGAGCGTCACCGCCCCGGTGTTCGCCGCGGCCGTGACCAGCAGCACGGTCGTCAGCTCCGCATAAGCAGTGAGCGTCGGCGTCAGCGTCGCGGTGATGGCGTCGGTGCCAGCGACCGAGCCCAGCACATTCGACGAGCCCGACCGGATGTTGATCGGCCAGTCGTCCGTCCCATCGAACAGATACCAGACGCCGTTCGCGGAATCGTGCCAGGTCATGCCGGCGACGGCGTAGGCCGGCCGCGCGGTGCCCGAGTTGTTCGACAGCAGCGCGTCGAGGCTGTCGTCGACCCGATCGGCGACCTGCTCCGGCGTTTGCGGGGCATCCGCAGCGCGCGGGCACCCCCAAGTGGTGGGTTGGCTCATATCCGTCTCCTTCGGTTACATGGGATTTTCGTGGAAATCGGCCCAGCGCGGCCCGTAAGAGCGCGCGCCAGGAGCGCGGTCAGAGTTCTGTCCGCGTCAGGTTCGAGACATCGATGGTGCCCTCGGTATCCGGCCCCCAGACATACGAGTGCGAGATCGTTCCGAGCGACACCCACGTCGAGCCATCGTCGGAATATTCCAGCTCAGTGAACCCGTCCTTCATCGAGTCGAGGTCATAGGCGTCGTAGTAGATCGCATCGACGCGCGCGTCGTTGCCATCCCCGAGATCGATCGCGAACCAAGCGCCCTGGTTGTCGCCGGTGCCGGCCTGCCAGATGGTCGCCGGGTCGTCGTCGTAGGCCCGCGATGGCACGTTCGAAAACCGCGCCGACGAAGCCGACAAGGTCCCGGGCAGCTTCACCCCATCGCCGTCGAGGAAATGGCACTCCCGGGCCGAGGCGCGCCCGCCGGTCGCGAATTTGTTGATCCGCCAATACCGCGCGACGATGTCGAGGTAAGTCGGCCCGCTGCTGCCGGTCGAGGCGCCGGAGATCACATATTTCGCATCGGACACAATCTCCACGCCGCCGAAGCTCGCACCGACCGCATACCAGTAGCCGACGCCCTCAGCCGGTAGATCTTCGTAGGAGAACACGCCCGGGTCGACCGTGTCATAGACCGCCGGTAGGTTGGCCCGCGTGAACGGCTGGTCCGAGCGATAGATGTTCTGCGGCGCATCCGGCGCCCACCAATTGCGCCAGGTCAGAAGCACGGCCATTACAGCGTCTCCCCTTCCAGATCCGGCGCCCGCGCCACCTTCACCTGCGTCGCCGGCGTCTGCCAGCTCTCGTAGCCGTCCCGCTCCGCGCGCACCCGGAACTCGGCCATCACGGCCCGGCCGATCACCGTGGCGAAGAAGTCGGGATAGTTCAGAGCGTCGAACATCTCCACGAAGCCGAAGAATTGGGGCAGACCGTCGAAGCCGAACACGTCGCCCAGCGCGAAGAAATCCGGACCGAGATCGAAGAAGTCGGCCGACACGCCGGTCGCCAGGAAATCGAAACCCGCGCCCCTCGCCTGACCCACTGCCTGCTCAGGCAGCACCAAAACCGGATCGCCGGTGAACAGGTCAGGCACCACGCCGAAGAAATCCGGCCCGATCGCGAAAAAGTCGGCTCGGCCGGGCACGGCGTAGACCGACAGATGATAAGACACACCGCTCTCCGGCCCGATGTTGCCATCGGCGAAGTCGGTCACGCTCGCGCTGGTCTGCGCGGTGCGATCGCGATGCGCCCAAGTGACCCCCACCGGATCGACCCACGGATCGGCCGCAGGCGCCGGCCAGTAGGAACCGGCCGATTTCAGGTTGCCCGGCGGATATGGCCGGATCGCGCGACTGCCAAAGATGACCTCCGAGCTCGGCGCCAGGGTGAGCGACAGCGTATCGGTCGGCGTTTTCGTGAGGAACCGCACCTCCGGGCTCTCGGTCGCCACATAGAGCACCGAATTGGAGCCGGTCGCGCCGTCCCAAAACACGATTGACGAGCCCAGCGCATGCGCCTCGGGCACCGTATCGAGACAGCCCCGGCCGATGGTCAGCAGCACATCCGCGCCGTCCATCGCCATCGCGTCCACGCGCACGATCTCGTTGTTGATCGACGCCAGGCGACCGACCCGCACGTCGCCAAGATCGGTCGAATACGAGACCCGCACGGTCGTGTCATCGGCCGCGGCCGAAATGCTCTCCTGCAGCGTCGCCACCGGCGCGAGCGGGATGGATGGCCCGCGCGCCCACAAGGTCTCGCCATCATCGCGATAGGCCAGCAGGAGCCCGGTGTGCTCGTCGGCCGGCTTGCCCGCCGCCGCATGCCAAAAGCCGGTGTCGGCGTTCTTCACGAGCTGAGCGTCAGCCTCCTCCTGCGAGGCCCGCAGCACCATCTCGTAGTAGGGCATTTCCTCGAGGAAGAGATCGGTCGGCGCGACGGCCGTCGACTCATCCGGGCGATCGGCATCCGCCACCGAGGCGACGGCATAGTCGTAGTCGAAGGCGAACCGATCCTCGACGAATTGCACGGTCACGGCGTTGTCGCGCCCATCGCTGTCGGAGATCTCGGTGATCCGCACGACCGTTTCAGGGATGCCAAGATCCGCGTTCTTGATCTTGATCGCGTCGCCAAGGTTGAGCGTCGCCGGCAGCGCGGTGAGCTTGAGGCCCCCCGAGAGCAGCGGCAGGGAGTGGGACCGCAGCTCGCGCATCGCGACCTGCGCGGCAAGCTCGCCGTCATAGATCCCCTCGAAAGTTACCTTCTTCGGGATCACCCGGCCGACTTCCTGCACCGCGGCCACGTTGGTAACCGTCACCGACGCGTCCGAGCCATCGAGCCGCTTCCGATAGATCAGCGTGATCTGGTTGGGCAGCTCCGACTGCATCGGGCGATTGATGTTCGTCCACGCCACCACGTTTGTCGGATCGAAGAGCTCGAGATCCGCCTCGACGTAGTCGTCGCGAATGAGCTTGAGCTCCCACTTGCCGGTGATCCGGTCGATGTAGGCATAGCCATCGATGTGGCGCTCGATCAGCTCCTTGAACTCGGCCCGGCTCTGCGGGTTCTTCCACAAAAGCGAGATCCCGAACTGCTCGGCAAAGAGCGTCTCGGCCGCGGCCGCGAAAGTGTCACCGATCTCCGAAGTGTCCCCGCTGCCATCCGACACCGGCGCAATGAGCACCGCGCGCATGATGTGCGCCGGGTTCATGTCCTGCCAGCTCTTGAAGGCGCTCGCGAACACGTCGCGCATCGCATCGGCGTCATCGCCCGAAATGACCGGCACGCCGTCGCTCGCAGTGTTGTCGAGCAGCTCGGTATAGGTGGTGTCGGTGAGATTGATGTTGAAGCAATAGACCTCGGCATCCTCGATGCTGGCCAGGGTCGTGGCAGCATCGTCCGCGGTCGAAAGCGGCTGGGGCTCGCCATCGGTCGTGAAGATCAGGATCCGGCGCTTCTCGCGCTCGCCGTCGGTGGCCCCGACATCGCTCTCCGATCCGGTATCGAGCGCCGGGTCGCCCTTGTCCCACTCCTCGGTCGGAGGCGCGGTGTTCGCGAACCAGGTATCCGCCTCGGAAACGCCGATATCGTAATTCGTGCCGCCGCCGGGCAGAGAACGCGACTCGACCCAAGACGCGAGCGCCTCATAATCCGCGTCCGACATGTCGGTGTAAGACTTGGTCCCGTGGACCACATCGCTCCACACAACCACCTTCACATCGTTCATGGCCCCTTTGAGCCCGCGGATGAAGGTCGCGACCGCGGATTTCTGGTTGTCCCACGGCGCGCCGGCCATCGAGCCCGAACCGTCCATCGCGATATAGATCGAGTTGCCCTGCACCGCCCAGCGCAGCCGGATCGCCGCCCGCGTCGGCATCCAATCGTCGAAATGCTTTCGCACGTTCGACACCTTGGCCGCGACGGGCTTGATGTAGGGATTGCGACCCCACAGGAACTTGCGAAAGACGAGCGACAGCACGCCGCGGAATGCCGGCACGGTGCCGAGCCGCTTCGCCAGGTAGCCATTCGGCCCCTGCGAGCTGGCCCCCGAGAGCACGTCGATGCGGCCGTTCACCCCGCCCTCATGCTCGCCGAAGAGAAACGGCTGATCGATCCGCACCCGGCCGGATTCGACGACACCCTCCCACGCGAGGCGATCCTGCCAGCGCAGCGCGAGCACCGCATCCACTGGCCCCTGACACAGCACCAGATGCATCCCGAGCTGGTAGTCGTAGCCGACCGGCGTGCCCTTCTTCTTTTGCTTGATGTTATCCATCGAGCCCCATCCGTTTCCGCGCCGCCGCCTCGAGCTGGTCGATCAGGTCGAGCTGGTCGCCCGTCGCCCGGCAGGCATCCACCGAAATGCCCTCGCGCACGAACTCGCGCCAATCGAGCCCATGTCGATCGAAGAACGCCTGCTTCACGTTCGGGCAGATCCCGCACGCGCGCAGATCCGCGACCGTGATCCGCACCCCGTCCCTCATTTCTTCTTGTTCGAATCCGGGTAGACCGGACGCGCGTCAAAGTCGCCATACCAAGCGACGCTCGGGCTCTCGATCCACATGGTGCCGAACACGATGCCGATCTCGGTCCCCTCGTCCACGCGCGGGATATCGAGATCGTCGAACGTCGCCGCCTTCGGCGGCTCCGGCTTCGGTTTCAGAAGAACGGAAAGCGCGGTCAGCGCAACACCGACCGCGAGCTGGATAAGCCAAGTAGGCATGCTTCACCTCACCACAGAGCGCGGCCGTCAAACGGGTTTTCGCTCATCCACGGGAACCCGCCGTAGTTGTCGGTGTTGGAGAACCGCAACTCGCACGTCGCCAGGGAAAGATCGCAGCCGGGCGCGATCTGCACGTCCGCAGAGCCCCACTCGGAGATCTCGCCCTCGAGCCCGGGCAGCGCGCCGATCAGCGTGAGCGACGAGCCCACATGCTTTGCGACCATCTGCCGGGCGCCATTGAAGGTGAGCACCCCGCCGGTGTAATACCCGTCCGCTTGGCTCGCCGCCTCGGCGACCGTGACCGTGGCCCCGGAAATCGCGGTCGCGGTGCCAGACACCTCGAAATCCGCGATATTGAGCCCGCAGCCGGTGTGGTAGACCGCATGCCGGCACGGCCGCTGCATAATCGCCGACAGACCCTTCCGGCGCATGCTGGTCAGCCCGTTCTCGCAGGCGAGCGTGATGGTGGTCTGCTCGGGCTTCACGCCCATCACCCGGCCGCGGAATTTCACCACGAACTCGCCGTCGCCTTCGAAGCCATGCCAGATGGTCACGCTGTTCTCCACGATCCCGATCGAGCCGAGATAGTTACGCGCGAAGGCATCGGAGAGCGGGAACACCAGATCCACATCGTTTCGATCGATGCGCGCCGACACCGGGATCCGCGAGTGGCGCACCGGCGACGCGGTGTAGGTCTGCTGGAAGAACCCCTCGTTCGCGAAGAGATCCGGCCCCAGGTCGAAAAAGTCGCTGTGCGGCAGGTCGAAGTCGGTCGCGCGCGACGCCAGGAAAGCGGTCTGCGACCCGAGCACGATCTTGTAGAGCCAGAGCGGCCGCTTGCCGCTGATCAGGGAGAGAAACGACGAATAGCTCACGCGACCACCTCCACAACCGGCGCCGACACCCGCGAAATGAAGCCCGCCTCATGGTTGACGGTCAGCTGGTCGGCATCGAGGCGCGACTTCACCATCAACGACACCACCGCGTCGGCGCCCAGCGCGACGCCCGGCGCCGCGATCGTCAGGCTGTGGTTGAACCCGGAAACCGCGGCCGCGGTCACCTCGCGATGCAGGAGCCCGGCGCCATAGTCGATCTGCAGATGCCGGCCGACGAGATCCGCGACATTGGCATCGTCGACGATCGGATCGACGAGAAGCTCGGTGTCGGTATCGGCGACGGCCGCGGCCAGCACCAAGTCGCGTGCGCCGCTCGGCATCCAGAAGGCGCCATCCCGGCCGCGCAGATGGTGCAGCCACTTACGACGCTCCCAGCGATCCGCGATCGTGTTGTCGACGAAGTAGAGCATCGACTTCTCCTCCACCACGTCGCGCACCGATTCCATGACCACCGGCCCGAAGCCGTTGTCGACGAGCTGGACGCCCTGCGACATGCCGCCCGACACCGGCTGCGTCACGACCACCGGATCGGTCAGCACCGGCAACGAGTCATGCGACGGATAGCTGTGGCCCCCAAGATCAATCTGGTCGCGCAGCGCGAACTCGCCGGTCAGCGTGGAATAGCCCCGGAACGCCCGCGACTCCTTCAGCCCGGCCGGCAGGTAAGCCACCCGCGCCGGCGCCACCACCACCGGCTGCACAGCGCTGCCCGTAAGCGTCACCCCGACCGGCGCCGCCAGGTTGATGACCCCCGAGCCGACCGTGTCGACCTGCAGGAGCGCGAAGCTCTCGTCGTCCAGCAGCGCCAGCGCATAGCCGCCGGCGCGATAATCCGCGTCGGTGTTCACCGCGATCGAGGTATCGGTCGCGGCGAGCTCGCCAGCGATAAGCGTCCGATCCGGCCAGAACGGCAGATACCAGTCGCCAAGGATGTTGGAGCGCAGGAGCTCGAGCGCCCGCGCCCGCTGCTGGTCGTCCACGGAGAAGGAAAGCGCCAGCTTCTGCCGGCCATCGCGCAGCGAGTCGCGCATCTCGCCCTGCGGCGTGATCCGCACATCGGTGAGCCACGCGAGCGTCTCCTTGATGTCGGTGCTCGGGAAGAACGGCCAGACTTCAGGCATTGAGCAGATCCCGGTTGCGCCGGATGGTGTTGATGATGAGCCGCTCGCCCGGCTCGGTCGCCAGGTAGTCGCCGACCACGCCCGGATCCAACACGTTCACGATCTTGGGCGCCATGCCGCCCAGCGTTTCGCCGACCTCATGGTTCGGCACCACCTGCGAACCGCGTGGCAGGTTGACCAGCTCCGGGCCGCGCTCGCCGACAACGGCCATGCCGCCGGGCGCGTAGCTCGTGCCGGTCGCGAAGCCCGGGAAGATCCCGCCCATCAGACCGGAAATCGCCTTGTCGATGAGCATGCCACCGATCTGGCCCGCCAGATCCGCCAGAGCGTCGCGGAGATTGAAGGTACCCTTGATCGCGTCCTTGATCCAGCTCGAGAAGGTCGAGGCCAGCGTCGAACCGATCTGCTGCGCCAGGCTGTTGACCTTGCCCGCGGTTTTCTCGACGGCGCCGCTCACCTGATCCAGACCGTTGACCGCCTTGTTCGGGTCGATCGCGATCGCATCCGACATGCGCGTCGAAGCCGCGCGCAGCTTGCCCGCGCCCTGATCCAGACCGTTGACCACGCCGTCGACGATGTAATCGGCCAGGCGCATGAACAGCCGCGACGGCGACTGGATCTCGGCCTTCGCGCTGAACCCACCGCGCACCGCGTCGACGAGGCTGGACCCGGCGTTCTTCACCGCCTCCCAGCCCGACTGCACGCCCGACCGGATCCCTTCGGCGATGTTGCGGCCGAGCTGCGTGACCGCCTCGCGCGCTTCGGCCCACTTCTGCTGCAGCCCATCGATCACCCGCTGGACCAGATCATGGCCGAGCTGCAGCATGTCCTGTGTCCATTGGGCGAACGACGCCTTGATCTCCTGCCATTTCATCGCCAGCGTCTCGCGCCATTGGCCCATCTTTTCGGCGATCACGACCTTGATCTGTTCCCACTTCTCCGCGGTGATCGTCTTGATCTGCTCCCACTTCTCCGCGAACCACGGCCCGACCGTTTCCCAATTCTGGTAGATCAGGTAGGCTCCGCCGGCGAGCGCAGCGACAGCCGCGACGACGAGCCCGATGGGCGACAGGATCGCGCCGAGGATCGCCAGCAACGGCGCCATCGCCGACACGACCAGACCCAGCCCGAGCACCACCGGCCCGAGCGCGGCCGCGAGCGCCGTTCCGATCGCGACGAACCGCTGGGTCTTCGGATTGAGCCCGGTGAACCACTCGGCCAGGTTGGCGATTCCCTCCGACAGCTTGGTCAGCGCCGGCAGCGCCGCAGATGCGAGCTGCGTGAACGCCGGCAGGAGCTGCGCGAGCGACGCCTGCAGCTTGGTCTTCAGGATCTCGGCGACGAGCGCGAACTCTTCGCGGCTCTTGCGCGCGGCCCGGATGGTGTCCCCGTCCAGCACCAAGCCCAGCTCTTCGGCCTTCTTCGCCATTTCCTCGATCGCCGCGCCGTTCTTCTGGAACATGGGCAGCAGGAGCGTGGCGTCGGAGGCGAGCGCCTCCATGTAGAAGGTCATCTCCTGCTGGGACACGCCCGCCTTCTCGAGCGACCGGATATAGAGGCCCAGCGCCTCGTCGGAGGAAAGCCCTTTGAACGCGTCGGCCGTGATGCCGATCTTCGGCGCGATGTTCTCGAAGAAATCGGCCAGCGGCCCGGCGCCGGTCTGGAAGTAATCGCCGAATTTGTCGTTCACGTCCTTAAGGATATCGGCCAGCTTGTCCTGCTCGATGCCGAACTGGCCCGCCGTGAGCTCAAGCACCTTGAACTTCTGCGTGGTCACGCCGGCGACCCGCGCCAGGTTCTCGAGCTCGATCAGAGAGTCCGTCGATTTCACCGCAAGCGCGGAAAGGCCGGCGATCGGCGCGGTGATGCCGGCCGTCATGAGCGCGCCGGCACGCTGCATCCGCTGGCCCATCCGGTCGATCTTCTTCTGGAAATCCGCGACCCGCTTCTGAGCCTTCGAAAGCCCGCGCTCGAAAGCCGCGGAATCGAGGCTCATCACCGCGCGCAGAGCACCAATCACCGCTGCCATTTAGCCACCCTTCCGTCTCTTCTCCACGGCCTCGATGGACGCGGTGTAGCCCTTCATCGCGCGCAGCATGTCCTCCGGCGACTGCTTCTCGCGGTCGCGGAAGAACTCCCGGTAGCGCGGGAATTTCGCCTTCTTGGAGAGGTTCGACGCGATGGCGTGCTGCACCAGCACCCCGCTCGAGTAGACCAAGAGCTTCTCCAGCTCCGCATCCGCCTCGATCCGATCCATCGCGCCGCCGGAAATCACCTCAAGCTCGCGCGGCACGCAGCGCCAGAACAGGTCTGGATCCAGCCCCAGCGCCACCCACTGCCGCAGGAGCGACGGCCAATCGACTAGGCCCCCGCTCCCTTCTTCTTTTTTCCGGTGCTGCCCTTGCCCGAACCGGCCTCGTCCGCCTCCTCGGGAAACGCCTTCTCAAACGCCTCCCCGATCAATTCGGCCGACCGATTGAGCCCGAGCTCGTCCATGATCTCGCCCGCCTCTTCGACCGTGACCTGCGGCTCGAGCGCGCCCCAAAACATCGCGCGAATGTCCTGCAGTTTCGCGTTCGCGCCGATGTTAGCCAGCTCGGCAATCGGCTTGCCGGTCGATTCCTCGATCCGGCAGATCGCGTTGATCGAGAAGCGCAGCGTCCGCAGCTCGCCCAGCGCCCGAAATTCAATGCCTCCACGCATGTGAGGTGCCTCCCTTGGTTAGAATTAGGCCCAGACCGGCGCGCCGGTGACCTTGAGCGTGACCGTCGCGGCCATCTTGTCGTCGACCGGAGCCGAGCGCTCATAGCCGGTGAGGTAGCCCCGGAAGGTGCAGGTCGCCGTGCCGCCGCCGGTGAGCGCAAACGTCAGCTTGTAGTCGCGCGGCAGATCCTCGACGCCGATGCCCTGCAGGAGCGAGTCGGTCGCGTTCTGCGGGTTCCAGTTGATCTCGAACTGGCACTCGCCGTAGTCGATCAGCCCGACGATGAACTCGCGCGCCGTGTTGGGCGAGCCCATGTGGGTCACGTCGATGATATCGCGCGTGGGCGAAGGCGGCGTGATGTTCACCACCTCGCCGATGCTGTTCGCGTCGGGGCTTGCCAGATCCGTGTCCGAGCAGCTGATCGACGCACCGTAGCCGATTTGTCCCATCTTTAGGTCTCCTGATAGATGATCCGAAAGTCGAGCGAGACGCGGAACAGCGACTCGCCCATCGATGTGTCAGGAGGCAGATCGACCTCCGACACGAGAAAGGCGCCCTCGATAACGGGCAAGGAACGCCACCCGGAGAGCGCGGCCTCGACCGACCCCGCCGTGGATTTCGCTTCGCCGTAGGAATTGCCGTAGGAGACGGCCTGCACGCGCGCCTCCTTCATCCCCGACGCGCCGCCCATGTGGTAATCCACCGACCCCGCGATGGTCAGCAGCACGACCCGCGGCGCCTCGTCCGCGCGTGCCGATTGACCCCACGCGACAGGCACGCCGGTCTGCGCGGCGAGCCGCGCCCGAACGAGTTGTTCCATGAGTTAGCCCCTCGCCTTCGCCGCCTTGCGCGCGGCGCGCGCCGCTGCCTTCTCGAGCTCTTCGCCGAGCTGCTTGGACAGCTTCGCCAGGACGCGCCCCTTCGTGGCCTCCCACGATCGGCGCATGAACGGGTTGGCCGGCATTTCGCCGACATACCGCCCGGTGGATTTCTGCCAGCGCGGCCCGGTGCCGAACTCGACCAGATGCGCGTGCGGCGCCTCCTTGGTGGCCCCCGCATACATCTGCGTCACCGACCGCGACACAGACCCGCGCAGCTCGCGGCGCTGGTTCTGCGTCAGCTTTGTGCCGACAGCGATGTTCTCCGAGAGCTCGCCGGTGAAGCCGACCGGCGCCGCGCTCTTCGCGGCCGCAACGAACGGCTCGAATGCCTTTTTCATGGAGCGCCGCGCGACGCCCCGCGCGGTGCTCGTCTTCATTTCCTTCAAAGCCCGGTCGAACTCCCGAAGGCCCTCGACCTTGAAGCCGGCCTTCACGATGGTTGCCCGGCCGTGATCTCGAACGCCCGGCTCCGATCAATCTCCTTGACCCCGAAGATCGCGTAGACCGTGCTGCCGATCTTCACCCGGTCTTTGGTCGAGAGATCCCACAGCGTCGGTTGCCATCGGATGAGCGCCCGGAACTTGACCTGCACGCCCACTTGGCCCGCGCGCCAGCGCTCCTCGTCGGAGATCTCGCGCACATCGGCCCACACCACCGCCAGGTCGGACCACTGATACTTCTCGCCCCCGTAGCCATCCAGCGCGACTGACGCGCGCTGGATGGTCAGCAGGCGATCCATTTTGCCCGCCTCGAGGCGCATCAGAACTCCAAGAGCTGGGCGACGATCCCGGTGCCGCCGGAAATGGTGACGGCGCCGGCGAGGTATTCCTCGATCGAGCGCAGCGGTATCGCCACCACCTCGCCGTCCGCGATCGAGCCGACCGAGAAGCCGCCCGACAGATCCACCGCGCCGACGCCCGACACGTTGATCGAGCTGGCTTCGTCGCCGGTGATCGTCGGCGTCAGCGCGCCGCCGGTGCTGTTCGCCAGGACGAGAAGCGGATCCTTGGCCGCGTTGTAGGTCAGCGCGTCGGTCGAGCCATCGAGCGTGGTCTCGTTCACGGCCGCGGCGCCCGCGCCGCTCATGTCAGTTGCAGTAATGCTCGGCATAGCGAAGTCCTTTCATGATGCCCAAGGTTCAGGCGCCCACCACCCCACGGCGGTGCGAGCGCAAGATGAGATCGACCCCGATCGGCACCGACGCGGCACTGGTGCCAACGATCACCGCCTCGCGGTTTTCATACCAATGCCCGACGAGCATCCTGACGGCCTGCAGAAGCGTCGCATCAACGGCCGCGGAAGCCGCCTCGCCGAGCACGTAATCGATCCAGATCGCGCCCGGCCGGTCCTTCACCACCGGCCACGCGTTCACTGGCCACACCCGCGCCGGCTCGGCATTGGCATCGAGCTCGTAATTCGCGGCCGCGAAGGTCTGCGTCACACCATCCCGGTCGATGTAGCCGACCTCGGCGATCGACTTCACCGGCGCGCCGGGCAGCTTCACCACGTCCTCGATCCGATCGAAGGACCGGCGCCAGGTCTGCTCCATCAGCGCGACACCGATACCGCCCGGCCCGTCGATCATGCCGACCGCGGCATCGACGAGCCCCTCGATATAGGTGTCCTCCTCATCGTGGCGCACACGCAGATGCGCCTTCATCGACGCAAGCGAAATCGGCCGCTCGGTCGGCTTGCTGATGACGCTCACGCCCTCCCACATATCAGTCGGCCTTCTTCGCCGCCGCCGCGCTGCGCTTCTCGGCCTTCTTCTTCGGCACGGCCTTTTCGCGCGGCTCGCCGCGCACCGGCACCGCCTGCTGCGCCTCGATCATCCGCTTCGCGGTCGCGTCGGGCACATCGACCACCTCGCCGCGGTTCTGCGCGCCGTCCGCGCTTGCGCGCGCAATCAACAGTTTCACTTTCATGGTGCTCTCCTCGTCGGCTTAAGAAGCGAGCCGACCGAAGCCGGCTCGCCAGGAAGCCGAGGATTAGGCAGCGGCCAGAGCCAGCGCCTTGACGGCCGCGGTATCGGCGAGCGCACCGTCGAAACGGATGTAGCCCGCGATGCCGAAGCCCGGCCAGAAGTCCTTGTCCTGAATGGCGCCGATCAGCGGCTGGCCGACCTTGCGCACGTAGAAGTTGGACATGTCGCCGAAGAGCATGACCTTGGAGCTAACACCCGAAGTGAGATCGGCCATGTCGTCGTTGATCCAGTAGGGGCGGCCGTTGATGGTCGCCGGGATCCCCGCCTGCACATTGCCGGCCTGCCACAGGTAGTTGCCATCACCATCCTTCAGCTTCCGCACCGCCAGTGCGGTCTGGTCGGACAGCATGTAGCCGACGCTCGGGTTGTTGGTGCGGTAGGCCCGGTTCACCGAATGCTCGAGATCGAGGATCTCGTCATAGGTGATCGCGTTGTTCGCCGCGGCGACCTTGCCCGCGACGGCCGCAGCCGCGATGCCCTCGACATCGCTCGAGCCCGAGCCCGTGGTGAGCTTGGCGTTCGCCAGGCGCGCCAGACGCTTGCCGAGAAGCTTACCGATGAAGCGCTCGAGCGCGAGGAACGAGTCGTCCGCGAGCTCCTTGGAGACACGCAGCCACTCGGTATCGAACGCATAGGCGTTGAGCACCTTCTCGCCGAAGGTCACGTCCGACCCACCATCATCGGTGAGCGTGGCCCCCTCGGTGTGGGCAACCGCGGTGCCCGCGGTGTCGTCCACGGTCGGGAACGGCATCGGGTTGCCGCCATCGGTCGGGATGACGGTGAACGGCCCGTTGTCGTCATACATCGGCCCGAACGCAGCCATCGTCTCGACGACACGTTGCAGCATGGTCTCGGGGATGGAGTACCCACCGGCCGCGGCCGTGGTGGTCTGCGCCCGCTTCTCCTTGTCCACGTCGACCTTCTGATAGCCGCGCTCGAGCACCGAACGCGCCTCGGCCGACATGGCACCGACATTGCCCTGCGCCCGGAGATACTCCTGAAACGCCTCGCGGTAATCGATACCTTCCGGCTGCTCGCCGCCGCGCTGCTCGCCCTCGTAGGACGGCCGGCGACGTTCATCGACCTCCTCGAGCTCGGCCTGCGCGCGCTGCAGCTTCAGCTCGCGCTCGATTTCCGACCCGAGCTTGTCGTAGTCGGCCATCATCCGGTCGAACTCGCGGTCGATTTCCGCCGCGCGCTCTTCCGGGGTTTCGTCCGTGACCTCGTCACGCTTCGCGCGCGCATTCTCGAGAATCCGCGCCTGCCGCTCACGCAGCTCCTTAATTTTCGACATGATCTGTCTCCGATTTCGTGAAAAATTCCGCCCGGAGGCGGCTCGTTTGAGGCGCGGCGCGGTGCCGTCAGCCCTCCCGCTCGCGAAGAGCGAGGTTCATGCGCATGCGCCGGCGAACACGCTCGGCATATGCGGCCATTCCATTTTCGGCGCGCTCGGCTTTGCGATGCGCCTCGAGGCTGCGAAGCCCGATCTCGGTGCCCTTGTAGGCCGGCTCGGTCACGATCGAGACGTCGAAGATCCGGTCGAACTCGAGGATCTTGCGCAGCGGCGTCTCCCCGGTCTCGTCCCACTCCTGCCGCGCGACCGTGAAGGCGAACGACATCTTGTCCAGATCGCCCCGGCGCATCTTGCCGACGATCGACTGAACATCGGGATCGTCGGGATCCAGCTCGGTCGCGATTTTCAGCCCCCGCTCGTCGATCGAGAGATCGAGCGTGCCCGACCCGGTGCGCGCGAGTGGCAGACCATCGTGGTTGATGAGGAACGGCACATCGCTCTCGGAGAGCGCGCCGTCGAAGGCGCCCGGCTGGATCACTTCGCGGAAGAACCCGCCGATATCGGCCTCTTCGCCGAACACCGCCGCGTAGCCTTCGACCTTGATCGCGCCGCCGTCATCGGCCTCGCGGATTTCGACGGGAACACCCGCCCGGATTTCAAAATCCATGTTTCACTCCTGCGCTTTAGGTTGCTTGCCGATCGGCACCGTCGCCCCCTGAATCATGAGATCGTTCCCGACCGGATCGGGCGCCAGGTTCTCGCGCTGACGCGCCTCGTTCGGTTTGAGAACGCCGTTCTGGATGCCACTGGCGTAGCCATCCATCCGGGTCTTGAAGTCGCCGCGCAGAAGGCCGTCGAGGTTGACCTCGATGAAGAGCTGGGAGGTGCGGCCCAACAGCTTCAGGTTCAGCTCCTGCTCAAATTGCGTGACCCACCGCCGCAGCGTGTGCTTCACGAAATGGAGATCCTGCTGCTCGGTGTTCGAATAGGTGCCCTTCGACAGATCCTGCAGAAAGGTCGGAGGCAGCGAGAAGATCCGCGCAATCTGCTCGATGAGGAACTGCTGCAGCTCGACCATCTGCGCCTTATCGGGATCGACGCCCAGCGACTTGATGGTGTGGCCCGCCGGCAGGACCAGCGCCTGCCGCTTCTCCTTCGCGGCCTTCTTCACCGCCTCCTCGAGATCCGCGCCGGCACGCTGCATGCCGGCCGGCGACTCGAATGGCCCCTCGATCGCGAAGGGCGGAACACCGCCATTCTCAAAAAACTTGCCGCCGTATTTCGTCGCCGCCTGCGCGAGCCCAACGGTCTCCTTGTTCGACATGAGCGGGCTCACGGCCGTGAGCATGTCCGACCCGAGCATGAAGGTCAGGTCGATGATCTCGTCGGCCGCATAGACCACCTCGGTGCCGTCGCCGCGCGCGTAATGGTATTTCTTGCGGCCGGCCGACATCTTGACCGTCACCTTCTCCGGCTCGAGCGGCCAGAGGTTCGCCACGCGGCCCGCCTTGTTGCGCTCGATGTAGGTCAGCCCGCGACCCGAGGTGAACACCTGATCGAACAGATACTTCCGCCACTGGAAGCTGGTCAGCTCCGGGTTCACAGCGCCCGTCAGGAGAGAACCCACGCCGGTGCGCAGGCGCGCGCGGCCGTCGCCATCGCGTCGATAGGTGTGAACCGGCAGAGACGCCATCGTCCCGGCCAGGAAATTGACCGCCGCCCAAATCGCCGGCACGCCGAGCGCCGACTTGATGGTCACGTTCTCGCCCGCCGTCGCCTCACCCCAGCCCAGCACCTCCACGAGCCGCGGCGACGACTGCGTGTATTGCGCCTCGACGCGCTCTTCCGGCTCGCGATCCGGCCGGCGAATTTCAAGCCCGAACAGACGCATCAATCATCCCCCAAGAGTTTGAAGTCGGGATCCTCCCACGGCGAGCGCCTGACCGGCGTGCTCGCCTGCTCGATCGCGGCGCCGACACCCATCGCGGATGCCACCGCCAGGTCGATGCGCGCCGTCGCACGGTTCTTCTCGAACCGCCGCAGACCGGCCGGGCTTTCCCAAAAGGTCGATGACGCCACCGCCGAGCGGAGCGCCGGGTTCACTTGGATCCGAATGCGCTTCTCGAGCAGGAGCTGCTCGAATTGGTTGATCGAATCCGGCATCCAGAGCGGGGAGTCCTTGCGCCGGTTCGTGCCCTGCGGGTGCTCGATGAGCGGCAGCGTGGCCCCCAGCTCGTCGAGCGCTGTCTCGAAATTGCGGATCAGCCATCTGTCGTAGGCGACCGCGGCAATCTCAAACTCCTGCGCCAGCTCGACCAGGTCGGCCGCGACGAAGTCGAAGCGCACCACCTTTCCCGGCGTCGCGGTCAGGAAGCCCTGATCGACCCATACCTCGTAGGGTGCCCGATCCTCACGCGCCCGCTCGGTCAGCGTATCGCCCGGCGTGTAGCCCTGCGCGAAGAGAGCGAACTTCGGCCGGTTCTCGCTGTCCACGCCATCGGGGAACACCATGACCCGGCCGGTCATGTCCCGCGTGGCCCCGAGATCGAGCCCGACGAAGCACGTCTGCCCGGCGAAATCCTCGAGCGTCATGTCGGGATCTTCGCACGCCTCCCAAGTGTCCCGGCCGATCCACGCGGACTCGGCGTCGGTCCATTGGCAGAAGTGAAGCCGCCGAATGTTGTTCGCCTTGCCCGGAATGGCCCGCGCCTGCGCCGCCACGTCCCCAAGATACTGCTCGGTGATCGTGACCCCGATCAGCGGGTTCGCCTTCACCCAGCAGGACGGATCCTCGAGCGGATCGTCGCCTTCATCGAGCGCGCAGACATAGGAGAAGGTCGTGTCGTCCTCGACCTCGCCATGCGCCACGTTCACCGCGTGCTCATGCTCCTCCCAACACACCGAGTTTCGATCCGACCCCGAGTTGGTGATCATGAAGATCAGCGGCTGACGCCGGAATTTGAAGCCGCGCTCGAGCAGCTCGAGCGTGTCGCGGTTCGGATGCTCATGCAGCTCGTCGAGCAGCACGAAATGCGGCCGGAGCCCCGAGCCGGTTTTCCCGGTGTCCCGCCCGACCGGCCGGAAATAGGAGCCCATCCGAAGGTAGGCCAGGTTGTTGACCGGGTTCACACCGGACGGCGTGATGCGCTCCTCGAGATCCGGCGACTGGCGAACCATGTTCACCGCGTCGTTGAAGAGGATGCGCGCCTGATCCATCTTCGCCGCCGCGGCATAGATCTGCGCGCCAGGCTCGCTGTCGGCCACCAAGCCGTAGAGCCCGATGCCGCCCGCGAGCGGCGACTTTCCGTTCCCTTTCCCCTGCTCGATGTAGGCCCGGCGAAAGCGCCGCGACCCGTCTGACCGTTTCCACCCGAACACGGAGCCGACGATGAACGCCTGCGCCGGGTGCAGGTTGAACGCCTGCCCTTCGAATTGCCCGTCCGACAGCCGGAGCACGTCAGGGAAGAACCCCAGCACACGCGCAACCGCGTCCAGATCCCAGACCAGACCGCGCTCGGCGCCGGTTTCCAGATCGCGCAGATGCCGCTCACAGGTGGCCCGCACATGCGGCCCCGCGACAATTTCGCCCTCGACGACCGACCGCGCGTAGGCGGTGACCGGGTCAGCCGAAGTATTTGTCGGCCGGGTTCTTTTTGCCATCGTCACCAGACGTGCGGATACGCGTGCGTGCACTCGGCGTCATGCCGAACTCCGCTGCAAACCGCACCATGTCAGCCATTGCCTTGTTAGCGGCCCCCACGAGCGGGTTCTGGATCGCGTTCCCGGACACCGTCGTGATCATGATCCCCCGCGTGTCGGGATCTTCCTCAGCCATCCTGGCAAGTGCGCGCTCCGCATCGACCCAACGGCCGTAGGCGGCGCAGTAGGCAGCAAGCGCAGCTACATCCAAGTCCGACATGATGCCGAGATTGAAGAGCTGGTCGACAACGCGATTCCACTCAGCTTTCGCCGGCTTCGAAAGGTGAACCGGAGGCTTCGGCCGGCTCACTTCCGGCTTCGGCTCGCTCTCATTCCGTCGATCGGCGCGCTCGGTTCCGGCCACGACCTTCAGGTTCGACGGCTTCGGCTTGCGACCACGCGCCATGCTATCGCCTCCCACGTTTTGCAGATTTTCAGAGCCGGCGCTGCGCGATTATCAGGCGAGCAAGCCAAGAGCCCATTTCGACCCCCGGTTCGAATTTCGGCACGCACGAAAAAAAGGTTCCCCCGCCGGTTGTATGTCCAACCATTCCAGGGACTTGACCACCCCCCGGGGAGGCGGAACGCGGTCAAGGTGCTCAAGAGAAACGAACGTGGCTACAGCGGCCATCCATCGACGCCGATGTCGTGTTGCCTCGACTTCGCCCGGGCAATCGCCTCAGCGTCGCCTGCGTGCCGGCGCTCGATGCGTTGGCAGTCCGTGTCGTGGCAGCGCTTGCAGATCGCTCGCGTGTTCTCGGGATCGTAGAACAGATCAGGCCGGAGAACGGCCGGGCGAATGTGGTCGACGACTGCGGAGCGATGATGCTTCCGCCCCACGACCAGCGCCGCACCGCACATCTGGCAGACGCCCATGTCCCGCCGGATGATCGCGGCCTTGAAACGCGCCCAGCGCGGTGTGGTGTATTCGTTGGATTGTGCCATGGGAAGGATCGCTACGGCCTTGCGGCGGGGCACATTTCCGACCTTCGCGCATCGGGTGGTCGGCGATTGCCTATAACCCGAGCTTTGGTCCCTTTGGGCCGTCGCGTGACCGGAGCGGTCCAGGTGCACGCATCCACCTGTTAGGCGGTTCACGTTACCGTGCCACATGTCGCCCTGCCTCGCAACATGTAGACAGCGAATTCAGGCTCGCATCAGTTCTCGCGGTAAAACCAGATGAACTTTTGCTCTGAGCTATTGTCGATCTTGCAGCCGTGCTCGCGCGCAAACTTGTACGCGCGTTCTCTGGCTCCCTGGTCCGGCTCACCGGGCGGAAAAAGCATTTCGTAAGAACTATGCCGCATGAAAGCACCTTGCCCTGGCTCAAGCCCGCCCAGGATTCTTCCAAATTCGTCCAGAGTCATAGGTTTCCCTTCATTAACAACTTCAATTTTATCAAATCACCTATGAAATTCAGGTGCAATATTGCGTTCCCGCAATATCTAGCCTGCGCCCCGCACATCGAGCGGGTCGAGCTGCAGTCTCAGGCCTCCGACATCCGCCTCGAGTTTCGGGAAGAGCTGGTTCGAGCGCTCTACGATCCGGCGGAACGTCCCGATCTTGTCAGCGAAGGGCCCGCCGATGATCTCGATCTCCTGCCCAGGGTCGAATTCGGCTTTGGGCATTTCGGCGTTGCGCCGGATCCGATCCTGCTTCTCGAACTCCGCCTCGACGATCGCTTGGAACTTTGCCAGATCACGCCGATCAGCCGGCCCAAGCATGACCAGGGTATTCGCCAGAAAGCGCACCCGAAGCGCGGAGTGAAAAGTCCGGTCATCCAACGCCATGAACACGTAGTTGGGCAGCACCGGTTCCTCGTGCGGGTCCGGGTGCCGTTTCTTGCCCGATCGCTTCCAGCGGATCACCCGGCCCGCCCAAGCCTCGATGCCCTGCCCCTCGAGTTCCTCGCAGACCTCGAACTCGTGCCCCGTCTTCGCGTATCCGAGATAGTTGATCGCTGTCTTCATGCCCTGCCCCATGTGCTTGAACGAAGGTGGTCGGCGGGACGCCGGGATAAGCGCCCCGCCATGCTGGTCGGTATGCCATGTGAGCATGGCCTCCCGGTCGAATTAGTCCTGTTCTCCCGTGCCCACGCCGCGCCGCCTTCGCGGTGACCGGCCGGGTGTTGATGCTGGCGGATGGTGTTCATGCTTGGACCTCTCCTTGTCTCAACGCGTCGTGGCAGCCCTGATCTCTTCGTCGCTCACCAACCCAGCAGCTCGACACCTGGCGGCCATTTCGTCCGACAGCCCAAAGGCCTTGCCGCCCTTGATCTTGCTCGCCCAGAAATCGAGGATTTCTGCCTCGTCGTGCGCTTTCGCGGTCTTTGGCGGGTATCGCCGCCAGGTGCCCTCGGACAGCCAGTTGTCGGAGAACTTGACCTTGTCCGGGTCGAAGGACCTCGCCACGTCGGCGTATCGCCTTGCCGCATCGATCAAGCTCTCCGGGCTGTTGCCGGCGTTGACGGCATCCTGCCACGCCTGCTCACCGCGTGCCGTCTCCCGTGGCTTCGGATGGGCCTCGAGAAATTGCTGATAGCCGTCGTCGTCCCGCGCCAAGCGCGCAGATAACAACGAAGAAGATTTATCTTCTGAGTTGTTATCTCTCTGGCTTCTGGCTTCTGGACTCTGGGGCTTATCCAGACCTTTATCCGGTGGCTTAACCGACTTCGATTTTCCCTTTTTATTTCCGAGGCTTGGGTTGCCTCCCTTCTTCCCGTTTTTTCGCGCTTTCGCGCTCTTAGACTTCATGCGAACCAGTTTCCGCGAGTAGATCACGCCCTCCCTCGTCGTGCTGAACACGCCCATGCGCTCAAGCTCCCCGAGGTATTCGGTGAGCTCTGCGATTGGGATGCCAGTCAGTGACGCAAGTTGCGCTTCATTCGGGGGCTGCCCATGAACTAAGAGGTGGCCATACGGGTTGGCCTCGTGCATGAGGCAGATCATTTCGATCCAAACCCCACGCGCTCCGGCTGAACACATCTTCAACCGGGGATCCGACCTCCAATCGGAGGTGAAAAATTTGAGGAACGGTTCAGCCATTCGCTAAACCGCGTCTTTGCCGCGCATGACGGCGCCGGCATTGACCAAGGTATCCTCACTACAGTTGCCTTCGGCCTCCGGCTTCGGAGGAAAGGAGCCAATGGACAGATAACCTTGAGGTGTCAGGCTCACCTCCCCATCCACGATCGTTACGCCGCCGACCTTCGACAAGCGGCGAACCAGGCTCTGGGTGAGCTTGAGATCCCGCCCCAACCCGTGGTTGAGATCAGCCACAGTCATCGGCCCGTTCATGCGTAGAAGGTTTATGACTTGCAGACGCTCGAGCGTGACACTGAAAGACATTCTTCACACCTCTCTGATCTCGATACCCATGGCGGCTAGAACAGCGCGCTTGACCTTGAACTCCTTGGTCGGATGACCCTTGGCGTCCTCGACGACCTGTGTGCCCGTGGCGGCATCGGTGTAGACGAAGTCGGCGACGTAGCGCATGACGCGGCCTTTCGGCGTCAGAAGCGGCCCGTCGCGGCCCTTGAGTTCGATCGACACCTGGCGCTGCAAGCCGGTGATGAAGCCGAGCCGCTGCTCCTGCTTGAGGGCGGCCCAGCGGCGCGCTTCACGTTTCGAGTCGAACGAGAAGCCGTCTAATTCCACCCGCTCTGCGCCGAACTTGTTCTTTGCGCGCATTCGGTGATGCATCGCCTGGAACTCGGCGGCGGTGAGGCGACCCGGCATGGAGGTGATATCCGCCATCACGTTGCCCCGCTCATCATTGCCACCCGACCCCGCCGCTCGGCAGCGCGGGTCAACAAATCCCGGACGCCAGCTGCTAGCCCGACGCCAGTGCACGAACGCGCTCGAAAAGGGGAGAAAAAGCCGGGAGCGACAGCTCGGCCGCCCCCGGTAGTGAGCCAGACTCCGCCCACATGGGAGGCGGAATCGACAGGGAATTCATCGGTACGGTTTGAGGCCCGGATGCTCAACGCGAATTCCGGAGGGAGGTCCATGCTGGCAGACGAATGTGGCGTGAGTTTGGTCTCGGGGTCGGCCCAGATTTGACCTGGGAAGGCGTAAGTGGTCTGGTGCTGCCCTTGCCAGGAGAAACACGAAGGGAATGCGATGACTGACCTGAGAGCCCGCCATATCCGCGTCCTTGAGAGCCTGCTGGAGGTTCTCGAGATGCGCGCTGAACAAGCTGAAGAACAGAATGACGACGATGGTGCCGAACGCATACGAACGCAAATGGCGGCACGTGCAGAAGAGCTGGCCGCTCTCTTGGAGGAAGATCTCGAAGAATGACGCCGTGCTGCAGATGCGCTCACACCATTTTGCGAACTGCCGAAGCACGACTGCAGATCCGCACGACCTGTGACCGTGTTGTGCCGAAGGCGACGCGGTAACAAGCTGCGGGAAGAATACCCGACGAGAAACCTACCCGTGTCGTATTGGGCGTTGGCGGCCGCATCCCTCGGGGACATTAAGAGGGTACTTTGCCGAAGGATGCGGCCTGAGCCGTGTGCGGAACCGATCAGGGTGGTTGTAACGGCCCCTGCACGGCCCAATAAGGAAACGCGCTGGAGAATATTCCACAAAAATCGCTGTTTTTGAAGGGTGGATTTGGTGGCCGCACCCTCCCCGGAAGACTGTGGGAATGCACGGGAAAGGTGCGACCAGAGAGGAACTGTGAACAAAACATTGAACCTAGCGAACGCAACCCCTCCCGAAGTTGCGACGCACCAGGCACGGTCACACATATTTGGGCTTACTGGAAGTATGGATTTCATCAGCGTGCCTCCCGCGCTGACGGCTTCGCGAACAAGGCTTGTCCCAGGCCGCGCACGAACCCCTCGCGGATTGCCGCTGTGGCGACCGACTTGGTCCCCTTGCAGGGGCACGGTTGCAGCGCGACGCGTAGGCTCTGGACCTCGTCACCCGGAATACGCACTATCACGTCATCGCCTTCTGCGCGGTAGGTCATCGCCATCACGCACCCTTCCGGCTCAGGGGCACGGTATTGTCGGCTCGCGCCAGCGGTTCCAGAACCTCGATCAGCGCTTGGGCGACGGGCCGGATTTCAGCGGCTTCGCGATGATCGACATGCCCATCCTCGACTGCGTCGGCCACCATCGAGGTCAGGCGGCCAAGCTCGCACAGAACGCGCATGTGCTCGGGATCGTCTTCACGGCCATCCCGGGCGTTCTGGCCGCACACTCCAAGGACGTCGCTGGTGAATGAGGGGCCGAGGACTGCGCAGATAGACAGGAGACCCGAGAGGCCTGGTGTCGCGCCCTGCACGTAGCTCTCAAGAGTTCGGGTCGGGATGCCCGTGGCGTCTGAAAGACCCGCAAACGAGTGACGCTTGCCACGGCCGACACGAATGCGCAGGGCGTCCTCTATGACGCGAGCCGCAAGATCATGGGGGATGATCGGTTCGTTCTTCATGGTCTACTCCCAAGTGGTTCCCCATGCTCGAGGCATGGAAAACGGCGGTTCAGGACTGATTGGCGAAAATGCGGGCCGAGGCTTTACCGGAACCCCGGACCGCGCCACCATCGGCGGTGCCAACCGAACCGATGGAGATTTCGAAATGATCAGTGATTTGCCCGATGGTCTCACGAGCACGGTGATATGCGGCCTTTGCGGCGGCGAAACCGACGACCTTGTCGACAGCGACGACTGCGTGCATGTGCGGTGCAACTTTTGCGACAACCAGGCAACGCTCGAAGAGGCGCGAGGCGAGATTGCACAATTCATCGAGGATTATCAGATGAACCAGATCAAGGCATTCGCGCGGGATGTCGGAGAGCGGCACCGATGGATAGACGTGGACACAGACCCGGTCCCGGAGCCCGCGTTTCGCTTCGTACTCAAGCCTACACAAAGCTGAGAGTTCGACACGCTTATGCATCGCCCGCTCCCGACCCAAAGCCGGCTGCGAGCCGGAAGGCCCCTTCCCGCTGTTTCTTCAAACATTCCAACAAAGGGCCCTGAAGTCGCGTCAGCGTATGATTTTGCGCCTGTGTGTTCGGCATCGATACCTCATTTCTTTGCTCGCCTGCGCGCCCAGCAGAATTCAGAGCGCCATGTTGTTATCGAAGAGGAAGGAGACGCTCGGGTGCTAAGACGACTCGCTCACTATTGCTTTGAAGCTGAATGCATCGCGTGGGCACTCGACCCCAGCGGCTCGGCACAAGTCGTCCAGCTCAGCATACCAACTCGCAGGAAAACGCCCTGCCGTGACGGCGTTGGATATCGCCGTTTTGCCAACGCCAAGCCTGTGCATAATCACATCACGACCAAGGGTGTCGCATATCGCAGAAACAGTGCTCATACACTGATCTATAGTCCATTTTTTATGTACTATCAAGGTCCACAAATCAGATACGTTCATTTTTTCTGTATTAGGGTTAGAACACGGTCATGGAAGCGCGCCTAAAGACCGAGTTAGCCCGTACAGGCGACGAGAGCGCCGAAGCCGCGGCACTTCGGCTTCGCGCGGCCCGTGAAGCAATACAAATGAGCCAGATCGAGCTCGGCGCGGCAGTTGGCCGAGGCAAGTCGGCGATCAGCAATATGGAGAAGGCACGCTCATTTGTGAGCATGGATGTGATGCGTTACCTGTTTCGGGAGCACCGCATCGACTTTAACTTCATGATGGCCGGTCTATACGCGCAGCTGCCAGGCGACGTTCAGGATCGTCTTTTCGCCGAGCTAGCAACTTTAAACAGTGGCACGGGGCAAAAGCCCAGTTCAGATTGAACCCTAGCCGGGTCAATATCGACGCAATGCGCCACGGCAGCCAAGTCCGCATCACGATCCCCTCTTCCTAAAATTAGAACATTTAGCGAACACACAGCTTTTTTTGTAGCCGCCAAATCAAGCGCATAAAGCCTGCCGGAAGCACAAGACTTTGCGCGCCGCTCTATGTCTCGGTGGCATCCGCACGATTCGCCAGACAGATAGTCCATATTTTTTGGACTTTTTCGTTGCATGAGTCCATTTTTTGTGTATTCCTTCTTCACCGAAAGGGGAGAAGCCGATGCAAACGCAAAGCCCAGAGCGCCTACTTATCGACGCCGACGACTGGTGCCGCGCGTGCGGCGGCCACGGCGGCACCCTCGAGGACAACGGCTACGGCCAGAGCAAATTCTCACCCTGCCACATTTGCCGGGGATCCGGCACCAGGACGGTGCGGGTCGCGAGCTACGAGCCGCCGGCGGGGTGCATGTGATGCTCCCCTTCCACGAGACCCTCCCTGTCGGTGCGCCGTTGCCTGTAGCGGCGCGCGACGGACTGACCGGCGGCGCGTATCTGACTCCGCCCGCCGGTCCTTTTTACAACCCCTCGGCCGATTTCCCCGCCGAGGCACCGCGCCCGGGCGCCACCGCTCACGGCATCCCAAGTATACCCGGGCGCGGCCATTTCTCCGGAGGCCATCATGAAGCTTGATCACGGCCCTTGGGCTTATCCCCCGCGTCGGCGTCCATCGACGGCGACCCGCATCCTTACCAGCGGAAAGTTGGTCCTCGCGATCATTCTCAGCCTGATCCTGGCACACGCAGCGACGACGACGATGGGTGAGGTCATCCACGTGCAGATCGGGGGCCTGCAATGAAGGAACGAGAGCCTCTACCCGCCGGCGTCCACGACATTCCGGGCGACCGTTACCACGCAGACCCATGCGAGAAGCCGTCGCTTTCGAGCACGCTCGCTAAGACACTGCTCGCGAAGTCGCCGCGTCACGCCTGGACCGAAAGCCCGAGGCTGAACCCGGATTGGGAGCCGACCGAGAAGAAGACATTCGACATCGGCCGTGCGGCCCACCGGGCAGTTCTCGGCAAGGGGGGAGACTACGTCGCGATCCCCGATCACCTGCTCGCCACCAACGGCGCGGCCAGCACCAAGGCCGCCAAGGAATTCATCGATGATGCCCGCGCGGCCGGCCTTGTTCCGTTGAAATCCGAAGAAGTCGAAGCGATCGAAACGATGCGCGACGTCGCAGCGCTACGCCTGGCTGAAAACAGGATCGATTTCGACCCGGATCGTTCGGAACTGTCCGCGCTGTCTGAGATCGATGGCGTTCATTGCCGCGCCATGCTGGATCACGTGCCGTTGGCAGCCAGCGATCCAATCTACGACTTCAAGACCTGCGAGAGCGCGGCACTCGACGCCTGCGAGCGCGCGATCCTGAACTACGGCTACGACGTGCAGGCCGAACATTACCGGCAGGTCTGGAAGGCCGCCACGGGCGAAGATCGGGTGTTCCGGTTTGTTTTTCAGGAGAAGACAGCGCCGTTCGAGATCTCGGTGGTCGAAGTCGGCCCGGACACCCTTAGCCTCGCCTGCAAGAAGATCGCCCGGGCCCGCGAGATTTGGCGCCTCTGCCTGCGCGAGGACCGGTGGCCTGGCTACCCGGCCGGCGTCCATCGCATCGAATTGCCGGAGTGGCATCACGCTCGCTGGCTGGAGCGTGAAAGCGTTGAGGCGGATTACCGCCGCCGCACAGGGAAAGACATCATCGAGTTTGCGATGCGCATGCAGGCGCCTGAAACCAAGGAAGGAGCCCTGACGTGAATATTCGCTTCATCCCAGTGACCGACATCCACGACCCGCTGACGCTGTCGATCGGCCTGTCTGGTGGCAGCGGGACTGGGAAGACCTACTCCGCGCTCCTGATCGCACGAGGCATCGCTGAAACCGTGACAGGACGCCTGGGCGCGCCCATCGGCTACGTCGACACCGAGAACCGCCGGGCGCTGCACTACAAGCAGGCGTTTCCGGAAATGATGCACTTCGACTTTCAGGCAGTCGACGATCGCGGCGATGTGGTTGGCTTCGGCCCGGAGCGCTGGATCGAGGTCATTGATGCGGCCGAAGACGCCAACTTGCCGGTCGTCATCCTCGATAGCTTCTCGCATGCTTGGGAAGGTGTGGGCGGGGTACTCGACCTTCATGCGACCACGCTTGAGCGCCTGACCGGCGGCAATAACCAACTAGCGGACAAACGCTCCCAGCTCGCTTGGGCTGAGGTAAAGCCGCGGTACCGCCGGCTGATTGACCGGATCGTACGGGCCAAGACGAACATCATCATCTGCACGCGAGCGAAGCCCGTGATGCAAGATTTCAAGACTGGGCAGAACGCGCGCAAAACCAAAACACGCCGCCCGGATGTGCCATGGGATCCCGCTGCCGACGGCGATCTCATGTTCGAAATGACGACGATGGTCATCCTTGACCCGGCCGCGCCCGGGTGCCCGGTTCACCAGATCAAGGTCGCCGACCAGTTTAAAGGCCTGCTCGATCCAAAGCGCCCACTTGGGATTGAGACCGGGCGCGCAATGGCGGAGTGGGCCCACGGCCAAGGAGACGCCCAGGCGCAGAAGGACATCCTCGACAAAGCTCGAAACGAGGCCCGGAAGGGCAAGAATGCGTTCACCGCATTCTGGAACAGCGACGAAGGCAAGCAACACCGCCCACTGCTGCGCAATGTCCTCGAGGAGTGCCAGCGTCTGGCAAGCGATGCCGACACGGCCGAAAAGCTCGACGACGATCCCTTCCAGGATGACACGCCAGAACCAGACGCCGAACAATTCTCGGCCCTGGCCGCAACGATCAAGCGGGAGCTAGCAAACGCGGACCCCGGGCGAGTTGGCGAAGTCATGGAGCTGTATGGGCCGCAGATCGAGCAGATGAAGACTGTGGCACCGCACTCGCACGCAGAACTCCACGCCGAGATCGAAAAAATCCACATGACCCACGAAGAGCGGGCATGATTTGGTACGTCGAAATCCGCTCGCCCCTCGGCAAATGGGTGCCACATCTGGTACATGGAGATCGACCGGAACGTGTTAGCCCAGATGGCAGGCGCAACTTTCGTCACGACCCTGTGCCCGTGATCGCAAGACTATCCCGTTACCCAGTGGAGGCGATCAGCGCGGTCGTCTCGCCCGCCGGCAGGCTCTACGGCCACGTAACACAAGAGCAGCTCGCGGAATTTCTCGAACACCCAACGAAGCAGTTAATGGTGGTGACCACATGAGCCGAAGCCCTCGCAAATCCCTGGCCAAGACGCCCGATGCCCAGATCGATGCGGCCCTCGGTGAAATGTCATGGTCGCATGTGAAGGAGCGGATCGCACAAATGGACCATTGCGCCACCGAGCGTGACAGCGCTTCAGGTACACTGATTGCCTCCCTGGTCGAGCGACTAGTCGACGTCCATGGGCGTCGCCCAAAGATCCCGCAAGGACAAATGAGCGTCACGGAAGCACGGAAGCGCTGGAATGAGTTGCGGCGCCAGGCGGCCGCCTCCGGCGACCCGAACATGCTCGATGCAGTGCAGAAGTTCGAAGGCGTTGCCGATCTCATGTTGAACCAGTGGGGAGGTCAGTGATGCGACACGATTTTTCAGAGGTGAAGATTAATGGCGTGTCCTTGGTTCGCGCTCATGTCTGGACCAGCAGCGGGTATTCCACACGCACCTTCCACAACGTGACAGAGGCAAAGCGCTGGGTGGCTGAAATAAGGGCCTTCACCCAGCCACAGGAGACGTGAGCGAAAGCCATGAACGATCTGACGCTGATATCGACCGAGGAACTGGCCCGCCGGGTCGGCTACGACGGCCCGACGAACGCGTTCAGGTCCTGGTGTGCGGCCATGCGCATCCAGCCGGTCCCTGGCCGGCGCGGCTACTACGACCCGAAGCTGGTCCGTCGCCGATTGGACGAAGCCCAGGGCCTTGTCAGCGAACCGATGGCTCCCGCATCATCCAACAACGACCTGATCGGGCAGCGGAGGGCGCGACGTGGCGAGGGTTAACTTATCCGGGATCCATCGTGTGCGGCGGAAGCTGGCCAACGGCACCTATCGCCAGCATCACTACGCATGGCGCGGTGGCCCGAAGTTCTGGGACAGCGAAAGCGGCATCAAGGAAAATTCCCCTGCGTACCTGGCGGCCCTGGCTGAGGTCGCCCAGACACCGAAAGCCAATGACTACATGACGCCGCAGCTCGTCGATGAGTTCCTTTCGAGCGCGGACTTCCGAACGAAGAAGCCGAGGACGCAGAGCGACTACCGCAGATGGGCGCTGCGCTTCGCGAAGGAATTTGCTGACGATCCGGCCCGCATCTTTGAAGACCCGAGGTCACGCGGCGAGGTCAACGCTTGGCGCGACGACTGGTCCCATTCGCCGAAGCAATACGACTACGCCGGGACGGTCGTGACGGTGATCCTGAACTGGGCGCGTGATGCGGGGAAGATCCGCGAACATCATTGCGACCGGTTGCGCAAGGTCTACAGCAGCGATCGCGCCGAGATCCTATGGACCCCGGCCGACATCGAGGCGTTCAATTCCAAGGCCCCGCGTTGGGTACGCCGCATTCTAGCGGCAGCCGTGGAAACAGGGCTACGCCCGGGCGACCTGATTGGGCTTAACCGAAGCCAGGTTGAAACAACGAAGGCCGGTCGGCGCCTCACTGTGCGCACCAACAAACGCGGCAGAATCGCCGCGATTCCAGTTACTCCCAGGCTCGCGTCGCTGATTGACGAGACCCCACGGGACCGACTGTTAATCCTGGCGAATTCCCAGGGGCGCCCATTGACCGAGGAACGTGCCTCAAAAGCGGTCACCGAATGGCGCCGCGCGGCTGGGCTATCCGACGACCTGCGCCTCTATGATGCTCGCGGTACGGCTGCCACAAGGCTCCTTCGCGCCGGCCTAACACTCAGCCAGATCGCCGCTCACATGGGGTGGTCTTTGGATCATGCGTCGAAGGTCATCGAAAAGTACGCCGCCGTTTCACCGGAAGAGTCGGACGCCGTCCTGAGCCTCTTAGCACATATGGATACTAGGGGCTGA